CGTAAATGGCAACTGTTTCAAATTTAGTAATAGATCAAGGTACAACTTTTTCTCTTACTATGCAATTAGATAACGAAGACGGTTCAGACAAGGACCTGACTAGTTATACTGCGACTTCGCAAATACGAAAATCGTATTACAGTAATACTTATACAAGTTTTACAACCGCGAAAACAAATTTGACGGGCGAATTAACCATATCTTTAACAGCAGAACAGACTTCAAGTCTTAAAGCAGGAAGATATGTATATGATATTGAGATTTCCTCAAGTGCAGAAACATTAAGAGTGCTTGAAGGAATCATAACAGTAACTCCAGAGGTAACCCGATAATGGCTATCAAGATAACTATACCAAGTAGTGGATCTTCAAACCGAGTAATTACTAATACCACTAAAAACTCTAAGCAGGTAACAAGTGCTAAAGTAGAACAGCTCGCTAATATTGATATATCGAATGGTTTACAGGATGGTTATACACTGGTATATGATGAGCCTACGGGCAAGTGGGTAGCACAACAAATTGAAGCAGGCCAATTGGCAAGCTTAGATGGTGGTACTTATTAATAGTTTAATTTATATTATAAAATTACAATCAAACATTCTAGGAGATAATAAATGGCAACAGTAATTCAAATTAAAAGAAGTACCGCAGCTACAGCCCCTACAACATCGGATCTAAACGAAGGCGAATTGGCGTATAGCCAGGATAAAGCCAACTCAGGTGATTCCGCGATTCTTTATATTGAATCGGTTGATTCCGCAAATCAACAGGTTGTACATAAAATCGGTGGTAAATTTTACACCGATATCGTAGACGGTGCCTCTTCATCTAACACAGCTTCACAGCTTGTTAAGAGAGACGCAAGTGGAGATTTCTCTGCAGGAACAATTACCGCTGATCTTACAGGTAACGTAACTGGCGCTGTAACAGGTGACGTAACAGGTGACGTAACAGGCGACCTTACTGGTAACGTAACGGGTAATATCACCGGTAACGTAACTGGCGATGTAACCGGCGATATCACTGGTAACATTACAGGTAATGTAACTGGTGACGTAACTGGCGACCTTACAGGTAATGTAACAGGTAACGTAACTGGCGATGTAACTGGTGACCTTACAGGTAACGCAGATACAGCAACAACAGCAGCGGCACTAACAACAGCTAGAGCAATTGCTCTTACAGGTGACGTAACAGGTACAGTAAGTTTCGATGGTTCAGGCGATGTAAGTATTGCAACTACAATGGCAGCAGACGCTATTGCACTTGGTACAGACACTACAGGTAACTATGTTGCCACAGTAGCAGACGCAGGAAGCGGCAACCTTACAGTAACTGGCTCAGGTTCTGAAACAGCAGGTGTAACACTTGATCTTTCTAATTCAGGCGTATCCGCAGGTTCATACGGTTCTACAACAGCAGTTCCTGTTTTAACAGTAGACGCTAAAGGTAGGGTCACTTCTGCAACTACAGCAGCAATTGCAACATCATTTGATCTTGCAGCGGACAGTGGAACAACTGATACAGTATCTGGTGGTGAAACACTTACCATTGCAGGTACAGCTAACGAAGTAACAACAACCGTAACAGACAATCAAGTTCAAGTTGGACTAGCAACAAACCCAACAATTGGCGGTAACCTAACTGTATCTGGTAACTTAACAGTTTCTGGAACTACAACACAGGTTAACTCTCAGACATTGACAGTTAATGATCCATTATTTAAAGTAGCAACTGGCAACTCTAGCGACGCTTTAGACATTGGTTTTTATGGTCTCTTTAACGACGGCGCTGACAAATACTCTGGTTTATTCAGAGATGCTAATGACGGTAAATACAAAATGTTTACTGGCTCTAGCGTTGAGCCTACAACAACTGTTGACACTACAGCAAGTGGCTATTCCGTAGCAACATTGGTTGCCAACATTGAAGGCAACGTAACAGGCGGAACTGTTTCTGGACTATCAGCAGCAATTGATGTTGCAGACGGTGGTACTGGCGCAGGCACTTTTACTACAAACGGTATCGTTTATGGTAACGGAACTGGCGCTCTACAAGTAACAGCAGCAGGCACAGAAGGGCAACTGTTAATGGCAGATGCTAGCGGTGCGCCTGTTTGGGGAACACTAGACGGCGGTACGTTCTAGAATAATTAATTAAAGGAAATATTATGAGTGAACAAAATCCAAATAATGTAGTTGACGAATATATTGCATTACTAAGTGCAAAACTTAACGAAACAACGCAAGAGAATCTCGTTCTAAAAGCTAGAATGAATATCTTACAAAAAGAACGAGATGCTCTTGCAGTTCAGTTAGAAGAGTTAAACAAACAGGAGAAAGAGGAAGATGGTAGACACAGTAATCAAACTGAAGAGGTCGGAAACAGCTTCGGCGGTGCCCACGCAGGCTAACTTAGAAGTTGGTGAGGTTGCTCTAAATTTAGTAGACAAGATACTTTATACAAAGGGTACCGACGGTGCGGTTGTAGCAGTATCTAACTATGTTGTAGGAGATGCCAACTTGGTGTTCCCAACAGGAGATTACGGCGACATGACTGCATCTAGTGTAGATGCTTTTGGGGTTGCAACAGAAAGATCCTATGATTGCCGAACTGCTCCTCCTGGAATACTTACTACTGAAGATTTCGGAACACTTTAATTCAAAATCTAGGAGTATAACCAATGACAACTCAAGTACAATTTAGAAGAGGTACTACAGCAGAAAACAATAATTTCACTGGCTTAGCCGGAGAGGTTACAGTTAATACTGGTAATTATGCTATAAGAGTTCACGATGGTGCTACTCAAGGCGGTCACGAATTAATGCTAGCTTCGGCTTCTAATATTTCAGGTAACATACCCTTTACAAATATTAGTGGTACGGTAGAAGCAGATACCCTCGCTGACGGCTCTACATTAGACGGCGGAACATATTAAATAATTTAGGAGATTAGAAATGCCAACACAGGTACAATTTAGACGTGGAACTGAAGCACAAAACAATGCTTTTACTGGTGCCGCCGGTGAACTTTCCTTCGATACAGAGAACTCACAACTCCGTGTCCATGATGGAAGCACTCAAGGTGGATATGTAATAGCAAATGGCACAATTCCCACAACAACAGATGACCTTACAGAAGGGTCAACAAATCTATTTTCAACGAACGAACGTATTGACGATAGAGTAGCTGCTCTTTTAGCAGCAGGCACCGGCATCACATTGTCTTATGACGATGATGCTGGAACATTAACAATTAACGGACAATCTGGAGACATTACAGGCGTTACAGCAGGTAATGGTTTGACAGGTGGCGGTGAGTCTGGACTAGTAGAAGTCAATGTTGTCGGAGGAACAGGTATCAGTGTAAATGCAGATAGCATTACTGTTGATATGACAGACTTCAGCACTGACGACTTAGCAGAAGGTTCAACCAAGCTTTACTTTACAGATGCTAGAGCACAAGCAGCCATTAGTGGCGGCACTGGTGTTACAGTAACATCTGGTTCAGTAGCAATTGGACAAGCAGTAGATACTACATCTAACCCAACTTTTGCAGGTGCTACATTTACAACAGACGTTGAAATGCAAGGCGATATTATCCCAAATACAGATAATACACATAGTCTTGGTAGCACAACAAAACAATGGAGGGACGTATACGTAGGTCCTGGTTCATTATATGTAAACGGACAACAGGTTGTTTCTGATAACTCAGGTACAATCACTGTTTCTGCAGATACAAACCAAAACGTATCACTTCAAACAAGTGGTTCAGGTGATGTAGAGTTAGATGCAACTGGAACAGGTGTTATTGCAATTAAAGGACCTCTTCAACTAGAAGACGGTATTAATATTACAAACAGCGCCGGCAACGCAATTGCATTCTCAAACCCAATCAATGTTGATTCGCTTGAATCTAAAACAGCAGATACAGACTTAACACTTACTGGTAAAGGTACAGGTAAAGTTTATGTCAATGATAATTTAGAAGCAACAGGCAACGTGGTGATTGGTGGAGACTTAACAGTTTCTGGAACTACAACAACTGTCAACTCTGAAACAATTAGTTTGGCTGATAACATTATCGACTTAAACAGCAACTTTACTTCTGGAACTCCTAGTGAGAATGCAGGAATTAGAGTTCTTCGAGGAGATTCAACAGCAGTCCAACTTAAATGGGTTGAAGCACTTGATCAGTGGCAGTTTACAAACAACGGCTCTGACTATGCAGAAATGGTTGGCGCAGACTCAACACAAACATTAACAAGCAAAACAATTAGCGGTTCGGATAACACATTATCTAATATTGCTAACAGCTCTTTGTCTAACTCAGAAATTACAATTAACGGTGTAGCTACAGCGTTAGGCGGAACTAGAACTTTAGACACAGATGACTTGGCTGAAGGCTCCAACTTGTTCTACACAGATGTAAGAGCAGATACTCGAGTAGCTGCGGCAACAGGTGCCAACTTAGATCTAAGTAGCAAAGACACAGATGACTTGGCTGAAGGTACAAGTTTATACTTTACTGACGCAAGAGCAAGAGCAGCAATTAGCGCTACAGGCGATGTAGGTTATAATAGTGGAACAGGTGTTATTAGCTTTAATGAGTCGTATTCTACTCCTGCAGAACTACTGACAGCTATTAAAACAGTTGACGGTGCAGGTTCAGGATTAGATGCCGCTTTACTAGAAGGAAATGCAGCATCGTTCTTTACTAATGCTACTAACATGGTTAGCGGTACTCTTTCAAGTGCTAGACTTCCAGAATTAACAGTAGCTGACTTTGCTGGAGCGGCGATTCTAAATAGCTCAGAAACATTTGCTAGTAACGATACTTCATTGTTAACAGCATCTGCTATTGAGAACAGATATAGAATCGACATATATAATACTAGTGGAACACTGCTTAACTAAATTAGGGTAAATGTATGGCTTTATCAACACGACAGGAACTTATAGATTATTGTCTTAGAAGATTAGGGTTTCCAGTCATAGAGATTAACGTTGACGAAGACCAAGTCAACGATCGCATCGACGATGCCATACAACTCTGGCAGGAATATCATTTCGATGGTGTTGAAAGAACTTATGTTCAACACCAAGTCACAGGTAGCAGTTTAAAGATTGCTACATCTATTGCAGGTAGTTTTCAAAAGGGCGAGACATTAACTGGCGCAACTTCTGGGGCTAAAACTGTAGTCTCTTCCGGAGCGCTTAATACTATTACAGTAGAAAAGGTTTCTGGAACTTTTGTGGGCGGAGAACAAATTACCGGCTCACAATCAGGACTAGTTGCAACTCTTCAGAGCTCAGACTTCTACTCCGCAGGTGATATAGAAAACGGTTGGGTTCCTATCAGTAACGGAATTACTGGTATTATTAGAATGTTCAACTTTGGTGGTGCAGCACAGTCTAACACTGATGATGGATCATTGTTCGATTTAATGTATCAATTTAGGCAAAATGATCTTTATAACCTAATGGGTGCAGACATGACATACTATTCAATGGTACAGTCTCACCTATCGACTCTAGAACAACTACTTGTAACTCAAAGACAAATACGTTGGAATAGAAAAACAAATAGATTATATATTGATACGGATTGGGATAGAACCTTCAATCCAGGTGATTACATTGTGGCAGAGGCATATGCTATTGTTGACCCCGCAACGTATTCAGAGGTTTATGATGATATGTTTTTGAAAAAATATGCTACTGCTCTTATCAAAAGACAGTGGGGAGAAAACATGAAGAAGTTTGGAGGCATAGCACTACCTGGAGGAGTTACTTTAAACGGTGACCAAATCTTTCAAGAAGCAATCACTGATATCAATAATATTGAAGATGAGATGCAGAGAAGATATGAGTTACCCCCTAGCTTCTACGTGGGGTAAGCATGGCAACGAATTTTTACTTTCAGAATGGTAATACAAGCGGAACCACTAATGAGCAAAGATTAGTAGAAGACCTTGTAATTGAATCATTAAAAATCTATGGGCACGATATTTACTATATGCCCAGAACACTTGTAAACAGAGACACTATCTTTGATGAGGATACCTTATCTCAGTTTACTCAATCATATCCATTAGAAATGTATTTGGAAAATGTAAACGGCTTTGACGGCGAAGGCGATCTGTTTACAAAGTTTGGTATTGAAATAAGAGACCAAGCTACATTTATAGTTTCTCAGAGACGCTGGGAAGAAACCACTTTAACTAGTGGAGGAACATTTACTCTTACTGAGCGTCCTGCAGAAGGAGATCTTTTATATTTTCCAAAGACAGGTTCCATATTTGAAATTAAACTTGTAGAATTTACTAACCCATTCTATCA